TTCATGAGGTGCATAATAGAATGTGTCTAAGATATTTTCACTAATTTCAGATAATATAGGTACTTCACGTCTATTCTTTTTTACTGACTTCAAACGATTAATCCATTCAAAATCATTGATACGATTTTTTTCTTTCTCAATCTCATCAGCACTTGTAACAGCCAACTTTCCTGTAAGTTGCCCAATAAAATGTAACGCTTTATACCATGTAACTGTCTTTCCTTTAACTCTATTGGCTCTAATTACTAATTCAACAACATTAAAACTGTCTGAACATTTAGAATAACAATGAAAAGTTCTTCCTTTGTATCCTTTATCTTCATTCGGTTCGTGATAATAATATAACTTCCATGAATCTGATCCGTGACATACTGACTGGAATATTAAATCACCATTACTATCTGTTTTCGGATAACTAGAGCCAAAATAAGTAACAATTTTTATTATATCTTCCTTAGTAAGTGAGTTAAGAATTGCATCCTTATCTAAATACATACCCTCACCTCACTTACCAGTTTCCCCAACTCTTCTTATCGGTTGGTTCTTCTTCCTGTTCTTCATCAATCGGATTATCAGGTACTTGAGATAACAATACGGAATGTTCCTTAATCTTCTCCTCTACCTGCTCAATCTTTGTAAAGTCCATATCAATTAACTCGAAATCATAATTCGTTACAAACAAACACTGTTCCGTCATAGTACCTAAATCAATTTTTGTCCAAATAATGATTCGTGTTAATCTTCCTCGTCTGACTTTGTATACCCAATGACACATATTAGGTACAGGCATATTAACCATTTTGTGCAACACTGATTCAATTTTCTTTTTTTCAGCTTTAGTGGGAGCCATTGAGATAACACCCATATCCAGTTTATTCGCTAATGCCTTTGAACCAGCTAACAAGTTCTGATCCTTATACTGTGCATTTTGTGCTTCACCATTTAACTGAGAAGCCGTGTAAATAAACACATCTAACTGTTGAGCGATTGTCTTTAACTCAGTTGCAAATACCAATAATAACTGATGTTCTTTTAATCCCATTCCAGATTTACTATTTACTTCTGCCATCAAACGCAATGAGGTGTGAATATAGTCAAAGAAAAAATATCTAACAGAAAACTCTCTATTATATTTCTTTATTTGATTCTTAATATCTTCAATGGAAAAGTCAGGAATATGTACGATATATAATGGACTAGATTCGATATAAGAAATGGCTTGTTGAACTCTTTCTAATTCTCCTTTCTCATATGTACCATATAGAATATGTTCCTCATTTACTTTACTAACGGCTGCAATTAATAATGTCTGTATTTCATCTACTGGCATCTCAGTTGAGAAAATAGTAGTTGGCTCACAATTCCCTGTATACACATACTGCTTTGATGCAACATCATAAAAATACGGAACTGCAATTTTACAAGCATCACCAGCAGCCATACGAGTTTTACCACCACCTTGAGGACACGATCTCATAAATAAACATCCTAATCTCGCACCTCTTGATACAGTGTTCAATCCCTCGTTATTCAAAGCTAAACCAACATCAGGAACTTCCATCAATTCATTTACCAAATCTGTCATACCGTCACCAGCTTGAACATCTGTGCTTAGTGTATTGGTACAATATTTCATATTGGGATTAATAACAAATGTTGCCTCAACCATTTCAATAATGTCTTGCTCAGTATAATTGTCAAACTTAATTTGTTCAGCTTCCATTTTTGAGGTATCTGCAATGGTACTGTCAAAAATAAATCTTGTATCAAGACCTTTTTGCTCATAATATCTAAGCAATGCGTATTTTCTTAATCTGTGATAATAATAATCATAGTTCTCAATGGTAGCCATATCTCTTGCATTTGAAAGATATTCTATACCTTGATTCTCCTGAAAAATTGAATACTGCTCTTTGTAATTGCTTAGATATGAATCTATACTAAATTCATCAATTGTGGTGCAACCTTGCATATGTAGATTGTAAATTGCAACAAATAGCAATTCATAGAAGTTCTCTGTATTAAAATCAGTTCTATCTAATGGTCTATCAATATCATCTATTAAGGAAGAATCTTGTATTAAACAACCAATCGTATTCAAATATGCTCTTTTGTCTACAAGTCCTTCATGTGTCATTATTTCACCTCTTTCCCAATTGACTGAATATCAATCTGTTTTATTTTTCTCCTTTTAGGTTGAACAATAATGGTCTTTTCTTTGTACATATTTGAAATATCCATACTTTCATTATGTTCTTCCAATTTATCAACCGACTCATAATACTGCATTGCTTCTGTGTGATAATATGGGACAATTCCAATTACATCACCAGTTAAATCTTTTTCAATGATTTCATGCAGATAAACCAGAGTCTTATACATGCTTTCGTATGTAAAACCATAACGCTTGATATAATCTTCTGTTAAGGCATATACTTTTGTACTTAATTCTTCTCCTTCGATGAGACTTCTTAAATACTTATAATACTGTTGCTTTTTTGCATATTCCTCTTCGGATAATGCTTCTTTTAATTCGGCTTGAGGTCTAGCCTTTCTACCGACTTTTTTCTTTGTAGTAACCTTATCTATCCGTTCAGTTTTGTCTTTCTGCAATGTCTTGATTGCAATATTAAAACATTTTTTATGAGCATAGCGTCCCTTGTATGGAACGCCATCCTCATCTACAATTGGCTCATTGCATATTACGCATTTTCTTCGAGCTGCCATGTATCAACCTCTTATAAGTTATTCTCCTCAATGAAACTCTCAATATCATAAATGATTGCTTCAATAAGCTGTTCCTGACCTTTCTTCAGATCACTAGCCTTCTTGCCTTCGCCTAACTGATTTGCAACGATTGTCTGTAAATCCTCAAGATATCCATTATCAGCAAGCTTCTCTCCAAGTTTCTGTAACTCGTCCATAAGGTCATCATATGATTTAACATCAACTGTTCTCTGTGCTTTCTGCTCCTCATATGTAACTGCTGTGATTCCCTCTTCTCTCTCCTGAATCTCAATAGCCTTAATAATTACATCTTCAAGAGCTTCAGCAGTGAACTCCTCAATATAAGTAGTAGGCAGATAATCGAAACGAGAACGAGCAAAGAACTCATCTGTCTGTGCTAAGAAACCAGAAGACTTAACAACCTTACCGTCTTTATCAACACCGTTAGAACGAACATAAACACATAAGTCTGTATTATTGATGATAGGTGCTAACGCTCTCTTATCAGCCTTTGGTGAAATGTATCCATCCTTCTCCTGTGCATGTGCAATAAAGTAACAACAATATCCAGCACCAAGCAACTTGTTAATCTGCTTCCAGAACTCAGTCTCATACTCTTTCCAAAGTCCATATCCACCATTTCCTTCTCCGATTGAAGGAGCTTTATACTTCTGGCAAATAAACTCCTGACAGTAATTTGCAGCCGCTTCAATCTCATCAAAGATAATTGTTGAATACATTTCTCTTGCCTTCTCTACTGTTGCAGGATCTGTAAGCTGCTTGTTAATCTTAATAAAGTCAGACCACTTTGTAATAGGACAATATGGAACACCAGGAATGGCATTAAGACCTGCCTCGAATGGAAGATAGAATGGCTTCTTCATACGAGTTGCCTGCTTAGTCTTTCCTAAGTTATTTCCACCATAGACAAGAATAACCTTACCCTCTAAACCTTTTGCTACTGTGCTGACCTGTGGATTAAAAATATCTAATTCGTTCATGTAATTCTCCTTTATTTTCAAAAATATTTTCTTAATAAAAATGGTACATATTTCAAACTATTGCATTCGTACCTACAACAAAGTTAGATTAGAAACCTAAACTTCTACCATGTGCTGCACCACTTGGCTTTGCAGTAGATGTCCTTGCGCCACTCTGAGCTTTAGCTTTTGCTTCCTCAAGACGATTTGCTCTCTCCTGAATTGCAGCCTGAATTGTTTCAGCGACATATGGAAGCTCTGGTGTAATGCCCTCCTCATATGCTTCAGAAGCACCTGTGATAAGAAGATCACTCTTAATCTCTACAGATACCTTCTTTCTTGGCTTACCAATCTTAACTGGAATCTCTGTAACAGTCTCAATTCTGTTATTGATAATATCTCCATAGAACTCTACTGTCTGTCCTACCTCGAATCCTGAATCAACAGCCTGTCCTACTTCACCCTCTGCCACAAGGTCGATTGGCTCAATTCCGTTATATGTAGGCATCCATCCACTTACTACGATTCTTCCTGTCTCAACACCATCAGCATCAAGCTCAGGATTGATACCAGAAATGAATACCTCGACTGCGAACTCTGCGTGTGGCTCGTAATCCTCATCAGCCTTTAATCTATTGAAGAAATTGCTCTTGTAAGATACAATCTTCTCACCATTCTTACCTGTGAATGGGCTAATATCACCAGTTACTCTAACCTTTGTAGCCTCTTCCTCGCCAACTTCTGCAATAGACTTGTACTCATTCATTACTGTCTGAATACCT